ATCTCGACCGTATCCACCAGCCAGGATTGGGCCGAACTGGCGGCAACTAGCCACGATAAGCCGAGATTAGAGACGCCTTGGGATGACGAGCACGGTTCACTGGCTGCTGATCTGGGGGGATGGTCTGAACGCTTCCTGGGGGTCACGCTTATGCCGTGGCAGGCCAATGCGTTGGCTGGTTTAACTGCGCTTAGGGCTGATGGACGGTTTCAACACCGCATGGGGTTGGTTTCTACTGCGCGCCAGAACGGTAAAACGCATGCGCTTGCAACCTTGGTGGGCTATTTCTTGACTGTTGAGCCGCAGCGGCGTGGTGAACCCGTCACCGTGCTGTCAACAGCCCACCGGCTCGACGTAGCCGTAGAACTGTTTAGGAAACTGGCCGAATTGTTGGAAACCCAGTTTGGGGCCAAGGTTACGTGGGCTTATGGGCGTAACGAGGTGCGGATGCCTGATGGGTCACGCTGGTTGGTGAAGGCGGCTAGTCCGAGCGTTGGCCACGGTTTGTCGGTTGACCTTGTGGTGGCCGACGAAATTTGGGATATTTCCACGGACGCAATTGACCAAGGTTTGCTGCCAACTATGCGCGCTAGGCCAAACCCATTAATGGCTATGTGGTCAACCGCTGGCACCGAATCTAGCACCGTGTTTTTACGGTATCGGGAACAGGGTTTGCGGTTTATTGACGAGGGCCGCCAAAGCGCGTTGTACATGGCTGAATGGTCGCCGCCACCAGATTTAGACCCGATGAGCCCTGGCGCTTGGTCATACGGCAACCCTGCACTCGGGCACACACTGCAAGCCGAAACCATTGCCGCCGAAGCCCAAAGCCCAGACCGCGCCGCCTTCTTGCGCGCCAGCGTCAACCTATGGGTGGCGTCCGACAAAGCGTGGGTTAGGCCAGGGCAATGGCCAGAACTGCAAATAGACGAACTGCCGCCAGGCGGCGTTATTGCTGTGGAATCCAGCCTGGACGAGTCCCGATATTTTGGCGTGCGTGCCGTACCCCTCGGCGACCGGCGCATAGGCGTCACCGTTGCTTTTCACGTAGACACCATCGCCCAATGCATCCAGGCAATAACCGATTTGGCAACCGACCCAAAAACCCAGTTTGCTGTCAGCCCCACCATCGAACTGCATATGCCGCCGAGCCTTGAGCGCCGCTACCAAATAGTTGGTTACGGCGAATTATTGCGTTACACGCCAGCCGTTAAATCAATGATTGAAGAAAAACTGTTGCGCCACACTGGCGAACAAATGTTGGCCGAACATGTCCAACGCGCTGTCGCTGTTCGTAGCCAAGGCAGTTTGGCTTTGTCGTCGCAACGCTCACCAGGCCCAATCGAACTAGCACGCTGCATGGTTTGGGCTGCGGCGCTTGCAGCGAAACCGGTTGCGGTTGGCAAACCCATGATTGTGGTTGCCGGCTAGTAGTATCGCGCCGGCACCCCTGGTTAGTCTTGCCTTTCGTCGGGATCGGGAAACGCGGCTAGGGGTGCCACCAAAACCAACTCAAATAGGGCAAGATAAACGCATGGCACTTTTCAGCAAAGGCGCAACCAAAGCAGCAATTAGCCCACCGCCAGCCAAAGCCGCGGCGGCAGGCGGCTACACGTCGAACGCTGCTGGCGTCAACATGATAGGCCAGTACTACACATACCAGGAAGGCGAAGCACGTAACCGCGCCATTTCGGTACCGGCCATCAGCCGCAGTGTCAATTTGTTTAAATCTGTTATCGGCACCATGCCGTTACGCATGTACAACGAGCGTTGGATGGATGGTCGGCGCGAAAAGGTTTACCTTGACCCACGTTCGTGGTTGCGCCGGCCCGACCCGTCAGTGCCATATCAATTCCTGATGGCGTGGACGCTTGACGATTTAGTCATGTACGGCAGGGGTTTTTGGTACATCACTAGCCGCACCGCCGACGGTTACCCTGCATCGTTTACGCGTTTGCCTGCCGGCTCAATCACTACGCAAGACATGGCCGGCCCAGTGTGGTTCGCCCCATCCAAAGAAGTTTATTTTCAAGGCGGCATGCTCGACCCGAACAACCTTGTGCAGTTTCTTTCACCAGCGCAAGGCTTGGTGTATTCCAGTCCAGGCGCCATTGAAACCGCGCTGAAAATAGAGGCCGCACGCAACCGCAACGCGTCAAGCTCGATACCGTCCGGCGTTTTGCGCCAAGTGGGCGGCGAACCAATGACCGGTCAAGAATTAGCCGACCTTGCAGCCGCCTTCAACCAGGCACGCGCCACAAACCAAACCGCCGCGTTAAATGAATTCGTCGAGTACAAAGAAACCGGCATGACCCCCGACAAAATGCTACTAATTGACTCAGCCAATTACAGCGCGTTGGAAGCCGCCCGTATTGCGAACGTGCCGCCGTACTTGGTTGGCGTTTCCACTGGTTCGTATTCGTACCAGTCCAGCCAACAGGCACGCGCAGACCTTTACATTTTTGGCGTCAAACTGTACGCCGAAGCAATCGCCGAAACGCTAAGCATGGACAACGTGCTGCCGCGCGGCACTTACGTCGAATTTGACGCAACCGATTATCTCATGGAAGGCGTCATAGCCGACCAGGCCAATGAACCAGTAGTAGAAAACACGCAAGAAAGGCTGGCAAACTAATGCCGTACTACATCACTAAAAACGCCGACGAGTGCGCCGGTTGGGCTGTCGTCACTGCCGACATGGAAATTCAGGGCTGCCACTTGTTGAAGCAGGACGCCATTGACCAAATGGTGGCGATCAGCAACGAGGAAGGCATCGAGCCAGGCGGCGAACTAGAAATTGAAGACGAAATGGAAGAAATGCAAGCCGCCGCTAAGCCCGTAAAACTGCAAGCCCAAGTTTGGCTGGAAGCCGCCAAAGGCGAAAGTAAGCGCACCATTTCGGGTATCGCGGTGCCTTATGGCGTGGACGCAACTGTGACTGGTGGCGAAAAAATCCGAGTCGAGGCCGGCGCGCTACCGATTGACGGCAAGGCACCTAAACTTTTTATGTATCACGACAGCACACAGCCCGTAGGCGTTGTAACTGAGCGCGTGGAAACCGACGAAGGCATGCTGTTTTCGGCCCGTATCGCGCCCACCGCAGCCGGCGACGAGGCTCTAACCCTGGCCCAAGAAGGCGTACTAGACAGCGTTTCGATCGGCATTAACCCGACCAAATGGCGCATGGACGGCGACACCATGGTGATTAAGGCAGCCGACTGGATTGAACTCAGCCTGGTGCCAGTGCCAGCATTCGCCGGCGCACAAATCACCGACATTGCCGCCAGCATCCACCAAAACCAAAATGAAATCAGTAATAATCAGGAAGTGACCCCCGAAAAGGAGACCCCCAACATGTCCGAAAAGATCGAAGCCGCAGCCGCCGAGGAAGTAACGCCGACCGCGCCGCTGCCTGCACAGCCACGCCGCGAATTTCGCATGCCATCCGCTGCGGAATATCTTGCCGCGTATCACATTGGTGGCGACACCTTCCGCAAAGTCAATGCTGCATACAAGGAAGCCGCTAACGCAAACCGCACCGTGTTGCAGGCTGCCGCCGGCGATGAAGTAACCACTGACGTTGACGGTCTGTTGCCTGTGCCGGTGCTCGGGCCCGTGTTCCAGGATATTAACTACATTCGTCCTTTCGTTTCGGCGATCGGCGCACGCGCATACCCCGATGGCGGCGCACAAAAGACGTTTATTCGTCCGACGATCACCACGCATACCGAGGTTGCCGAGCAGGCATCTGAACTTGGGTCGTTTGGTGCACGCACAATGGTAATTAACGACAACGTGGTGCAAAAGAAAACTTTTGCTGGCACCGTCACGATCAGTGCTCAAACAATGGACTTCACTTCGCCGGCCGCGATGCAGCAAATCCTCAACGACCTTATGGGCCAGTACATGATCGTCACCGACAATTTCGCGGTTGACTCGTTTGTGACGGCCTCGACCACGATTGGTCAATGGGACGGCACCGCCGAGGACTTAATTTTGTTCCTCTACGGCGCTGCACGCGACATCAGCAACGGCAGCAACTTTTTCCCAACCCACATTTTGATGGGTGCCGACGCATGGGCCAAGTTGGGCAGCACCGTGGACGCAGACAAGCGCCCACTGTTCCCTGCCGTTGGTGCACCAGGCTTGGGCGGTTACAACACGCTTGGCGCCGGAAACGTCACCAACTGGTCAACGACAAACCCACTCGGTTTGCAAATCATCGTTGACAGCAACGTGGCCCCCAAGACGATGGTTGTGTTCCATGCGCCAGCCGCGGAGTACTACGAGCAAGTTCGTGGGCTCATGTCGGTCGAAGTACCTAGCAAGGTTGCACGCGAATTCACCTATTACGGTTACGCGTCGTTCTTCCTCGCTAAGTCCACTTTCGCGCAGAAGATCACCTACGCCTAAAGCCTTGTAGGAGGCCTACAACATGGCCACTTACACGGTCACAAATAAATACTTGTTGGACAACTACGCCGTAGTTCAACTTCTCACCCCTGCGGAGTTAGAACTCGGCCAGTCCATCACCGTTGCCGGCGTTGACGCGACGTTTAACGGCACATTTACGGTTCGTGCGCTACCCCAGTACCGATTTACTGGGGTAGACACGGAAGGCGATCTGCTTTACGACGCTGACGAGCCGATAGCCAACCAAGTGCTCTACGCTAAAACAGCGGCCAACGTCGAGCGCGTAGCAGCCACCGGCACGCTTACCAGCACCCCGACGTGCACTTGGATTACCAAGAACGACATAGCCGATTGGTTATACACGGCCTCGGCCACGGCTGGCGACGACGCGTTTTTAACTATTTGTGCGTCAGCAGCCAACCAGTTTTGTTACCGGCGCCGTCAAGAAGCCGGCTACGTAGACAGCCTGACGACGGTGCCAAGCCAAGACGTAAAACTGGGAACAATCATGTACGGCGGCGCACTGTACCGGCAGCGTGGCAGTATCGACCAATTCGCGTCATTTGACGCCATGGGCACTGCCTCGGTAGTCGGGCTGTCGCCGATCATTAAACAGTTGTTGGGGATTGACCGACCGCAGGTGGCTTAAATGGCTGTTCAAGCGTTTACCGATCTGCTCAATAATGCGCTAACCAAACTGGCCACCGACCTAAAAACCGTTAGCGGCCTACGGGTAGTGACCGACCCACGCAACCTTGTGCCCAACTGCGTGCTAATTCAAGCCCCATCGTTTACAGCCTGGAATAACAATATTTTGGATTTGTCGTTTCCCGTCACCGTGGTGGGCACCGGCCCAGGCAACGAGGACGCGCTACGAACGATCCTGAACGTCGTTTCGCTAGTGCTCGGCAAAAACGTAGCCGTGACCGATGGGCGGCCCGTAACGCTCGACATGGGCGGCACCGTGGCACCGGCCTACGAGCTGACCGTAAAAATGCAGGCTCAAACCGCATGAAATACGTTGTCGTTTCCAGGCGTGTAGGTGTACCAGGCACCCAATACGACACGGCGGCAGCCGAGGCCAAAAACATAAACGTGGCCGGCCTAATCGCCGGTGGGTTTATTGTCGCCGTAGAAGAATCCACGCCAAAGGCAACCAAACCACGTAAAGTCAAAAGCACTACAAAGGAGTGACCCCCAATGGCATCAGCAACCTACCTTGCAAACCCAGCACTGGTTGAGATCGGCACCGTCGATTTGACCGACATGTGCACCGCCGCAACCATCACCGTTACCCGTGAAGCGCTAGAGGATACGGCGTTTGGTTCTACATCGCGCACAATGGTTGGCGGCCTTTACAACAACGAGGTGACGCTTTCGCTGTACATGTCGTACGCAACTAGCGAAACGTACGCCACTTTGCAGCCACTTGTAGGCACGAAAGTGACCGTAAAGATTAAGCCGGCTAGCGGCAACGAATCATCGACTAACCCGATTCAGATTATTACCGACTGTTATTTGGAGTCGCTGCCCGTGTTTAACGGCGCGCTTGGTACGCTGTCCACAATCGACATTACGTTGGTGGGCGGCACCTACAGCGTCGACGTAACGCCGCCTGGCCCGTGATCTAAACTGCACACTGGCCCGACACAGAAAGGCAGTAAATGAAAATCAATATTCGGTACGTGCGTAAAGGCGAACCCTACGAGGTGTCTACAACGCTGGGCACCATCGTTGCGTGGGAACGCCGCTTTAAACGCAAAGCGTCCGACATGGGCAACGGCATGGGCATCGAAGATATTGCCTACTTGGCGTTTGAAGCCAGCAAAACCCACAAAGTTGTAGTGCCTGCCGCGTTTGACGATTTTTTAAACCAGTTGGACAATATCGAAGTGATCGCGGAGGAACTAGAAAACCCTACCCCCGCGGCACCTTTCGACGAGGCCTAAGCGAACTATTAGTGGCCTGCGGCTGGTGGCCGCCGCATATTGAATTTGACGTAGCCGACTTGCTCACCGTGGGTAAAGTGCTAGAAGAACAGAAACGGCGGCGCAAATGAGCGACATACAAGTAATTGGCGTAAAGGAAACCATTAAAAAACTACGCCAGTTAGACCCCGAACTGCGTAAACAATTCAACCGTGACGCCAAAAAAATTGCACAGCCGGTCATTGACAAAGCCAAAAACAGTTACCCCACCAAATATTTGTCTGGCATGGCGCGTGCTTGGTCTCAGCGTGGCCGGCAACTATTCCCGTATAGCCAGCGTGACGCGCAACGCGGCGTGGTGTTCAAAATCAACACCAGCCGTAGCGCCGTTGGCATTTTGACGATCATCCAAAAGAACCCTGCCGCGGCAATTGTTGACATGGCCGGCAAGGCCGGTGGCAGCAGCGCCCAAGGCGCACGATTTATCACTGCGCTATTCGGGCAACCGTCGCGTGTTATGTGGCCGGCTTACGAATCCACCGAAGATCAGGTGCAACGTGAGATGCTAGACCTTGTGCGCGAAGCATCCGAGACGGTCGAGAACAGAATCACGGTAATTAGATGAGCATTCGCATTCCGATTATCAGCGAGTTTGACGGCAAGGGTATTGAGCGCGCCCGTAAAGAGTTTGCCAATCTTGAGACCGCAGGCCAAAAGGCAGGGTTTTTAGTTAAAAAAGCGTTTTTGCCGGCTGTTGCGGCTATTGGCGGTTTGGCTGTCGCGCTGACCGATGCAACTAAAGCAGCTGCTGAGGATGCCGCCGCGCAAGCCCAACTGGCGCTAACGCTGCGTAACGTGACGGCGGCCAGCAATGAGCAAATAGCGTCCGTCGAGGAATCCATAGCGGCCATGTCTATGGCTAGCGGCATTGCCGATGACCAGTTGCGGCCAGCGTTTGAAGCATTAACGCGAGGCACCAAAGATATTGCCACGTCCATGCGTGACATGACGCTGGTAACGGACATTGCCACAGCCACCAACAGGCCGTTGGTCGATGTCGCTGACGCGTTAGCCAAGGCCTACCAGGGCAATTATCGAGGGTTGCAGCAGTTGACCCCCGAAATGAAAGAACTTGTTAAAGACGGCGCGAGCATGGACGAAATTATGCAGGTGCTTACGGGCACGTTTGGGGGCGCTACTAAAGCGTTTGCCGACACGGCCCAGGGCGGTTTTGCTCGGTTATCGGTAGCCATTAATGAGACCAAAGAGGCCATAGGCGCGGCGCTATTGCCGTTAGTTGAACGGGCGCTGCCGGTGCTGAACAAATTTGCTGCTTGGGCTGCTAATAACCCAAATGCGTTTTTGGCTATTGCCGCAGCCATTGGCGCTGTGGCCGCCTCGATCGTGGCCGTAAACATTGCCATGCTGGCAAACCCATTTGGTCTGGTCGCCGCAGGCATTGCCGCGTTGGTTGTCGGCATTGTTTATTTGTACAACAAATTTGAATGGTTCCGCACAGGGTTTAACGCGCTGATGAACGGGCTAATTACAGCCATTGAAACGTTCGCTAATAACTCGATTGACGCTCTTAACCTGGTTATCACTGCAATGAATTACATAAATCCGTTGCAAGATATCCCCAGTATTCCAAACGTCAGTTTGCCAAGGCTTGGCGGCACCGGCGGCGGCACAACCCGTTGGCTGGCAGAAGAAAACCGCGGTGCTATGGGTGCCATGCCGTCGTTTACGGCGCCAATGATTAGTGCCCCGAATTTGTCGGTTGGCGGCGGCGGCGGTGCCGGCGCGGCCGCTGCACCGGCCATGCGTGCCCCAAACGTGGCTGGCAGTCCAGCGATCAACACCGTGCTACCCGATTACTTTATGGCCGAACTAGAAGCACGGGCCGCAACCGAAATAACTGTAAACGTCAATGGTGGGCTGGCTACTAGCGCCGAAATTGGCGAAGCCGTTGTAAACAGCATTAGATCGTTTAACACGGTTAATGGACCGGCCAACATTTTGGTGGGCTAATGGCCGCCGTCACTATCCCGAACGCCGGCACCTACGACTTACTGGTAGACGTAGGGTTTTTGATTGACGGGTTTACGCTTGATGACCCAGTAAAAGGCCTTCTAAATAGCCCCGATTATGTGCTGGACGGCAGTACTTCTTTTGCCAGTGTTGCTGACGGCACAACCGATTTGAACGTGCGTCGAGGCCGCCAAGACCAAGACGACCAATTTACGGTCGGCACTAT